CTATTACAGCTGCTTCTGGATTAACTGCTGGTGCTATGACTTTAATTAAAGAACAAACAGCATCTTCAAGTGCAACTATTAGCTTTGTGGATGGTGCATCAGATGTCGATTTGGATGCTACATATCCTATTTACCTTTTTCGGTTTATACATATTCATCCAGCAGATGATAATGCTGATTTAAAATTTCAATGTTCGATAGATGGTGGCAGTAATTATAATGTTACCATGACCACAACTGCCTTCAATGCTTGGCATAATGAAGCTGATGATAATACAGCATTGCAATATTTAAATAATGAACAAGCACAAGGAACAGCTTTTGAAAACATAGCTACTTATGTAGGAGCTGATGCCGATCAAAATACAAGTGGAGAATTATGGCTTTTTAATCCATCATCAACTACTTTTGTTAAACATTATCTAACAAGATTTAGTGTATTAACTCATCATGATTATATGGTTGATGAGCCAAGAGCTGGATATTTTAATACAACAAGCGCCATAAATGCAATTCAGTTTAAATTTGATAGTGGCAACATAGATGCTGGAAAAATTAAAATGTATGGAATTAAGGATTCATAATGGCTTTAGTTAAATTAAATAATAGAGGTGTAAGATCAGCTACTGCTTTTGGAAGTATATCAGCTTTAGGAGAAATGAGGTTTATTAAAAAACAAACTGCCTCATCATCTGCAACTGTATCTTTCGTTGATGGAACTAGTGATGTTGTTCTTGATAATACTTACAAGGAATACTTATTTACTTTTAAAGATATTCATCCAGGAACTGATAATAAAGTACTCCAATTTCAATGTTCAATAGATGGTGGTTCAAATTATAATACTGCAATGACAACTACCTTTTTTATCGCAGGTCATAATGAAGGTGATAGTGCTACAGATTTATCTTATAAAACAGGAGGAGATCAAGCTCAAGGTACAAGTTTTCAAAGAATTTCAGCATCAATAGGTGCAGATAATGACCAAAGTGTAAGTGGATATTTACATTTATTCAATCCAGCATCTACAACATTTGTAAAACATTTTATTGTAACAACTCAAGGTGCTACTGCTAGTGATGAATCAGAAAATAGTTATTGTGCTGGATATGTAAATACCACAAGTGCTGTTGATGCAGTACAGTTTTCAATGGCTTCAGGCAACATAGATGCTGGAGATATTTGTTTATATGGAATTAACTAACTTGATAAATAATTAACAAAGGAGTATATAAAACTATGGCAAGACATCATTTAATAAATGGAATTGAAGTTCCTTTTACTGCTGAAGAAGAAGCACAATGGGACGCAAATGAATCAGCTCATGCTGATGGTGCATTTGATAGGTCTATTGCAAATTTAAGACAAGATAGAAATAGAAAATTAGCTGAAACTGATTTTTATGCTTTATCAGATGTAACAATGTCAGCAGAAATGACTACTTACAGACAGGAACTGCGTGATTTACCAAGTGAATTAACTACTGTTGAAGAAGTCAATAATGTTACATGGCCAACCAAACCATAAGGCATAAATTATTATGCTGCAAAAAATTCGAATACAACCAGGATTTAATAAACAGGTCACAGCAACTGGAGGCGAAGGCCAATGGATTGGTGGTGACTATGTACGTTTTAGATATGCCACACCTGAAAAAATAGGAGGGTGGGCTCAATTAGGGGATGCTACTCTTACAGGAAGAAACACAGCCCTTCATCATTTCGTCAATGCGTCAGGAATTAAGTATGCAGCACTTGGCACAAACAGATTTTTATATGTATATTCAGGAGGAGCATTTTATGACATTACTCCTATTAAAGCTACAACAACATTAACGAATGCATTTACCACAACGAATGGTGATGCCACAGTCACACTTACTTTTGCATCTGATCATAATATTTCTAAGTACGATATTATTCGTTTGGATAATTGGAGCACGATTACCGATTCTGATTTTGGTGCTAGTAATTTTAATGATACAAATTTCATGGTTACAACGGTTCCAACTGCTACGACACTTACTATTGAAATGGGATCCGCTGAATCTGGATCAGGAGCGTCTACATCAGGTGGAATAAGAGTTCAACATTTTTATTCAATTGGACCTGCAGTTGAAGAATCAGCAGCTGGCTGGGGACTAGGTCTTTGGGGTGGTACTGTTGCTGGAGAAATTACAGACACACTAGATGGAGCATTAACTTCTTCATCAACAAGTATTGTTCTAGATAATTCTGCATCGATGCCTGCTTCAGGAACAGTTTTAATAGACAGCGAGCGTATTGCTTATACAGCTAATGCTACTGGAACAGGAACTTTATCAGGATTAACAAGAGGATCGGATAATACAACTGCTGCATCACATAGTGATGGAGCAACAGTTACCGATGCATCTGACTATACCAAGTGGGGTGCATCGCAAACTGGAGATATTGTAACGGCCCCTGGTCTATGGTCTCTGGACAATTTTGGAAATAAATTGATTGCAACTATCTTTGATGGTGCAACTTTTGAATGGGACTCCGATGCAACGGGAGCAACATCTACAAGGGCAACGATTGTTGCCAATGCTCCAACTGCAGCGATACAGACTTTAGTATCCACTCCCGATAGACACTTAGTATTCTTTGGAACAGAGACAACCATTGGTACGACATCAACACAGGACGATATGTACATACGTTGGTCGGATCAGGAATCAATTAATGCTAGCACATCGTATGCACCTTCAGCAACCAATACCGCTGGTACACAAAGACTGGCCGACGGAACACGGATCGTGGCAGCGATTAGAGGTCGGGATGCAATTTACGTATGGACCGATACATCTTTATTTATTATGAGATTTGTTGGTGCTCCTTTCGTATTTTCATTTCAACAAGTTGGAACGAACTGTGGACTGATTGGAAAGAATGCAGCTGTTGAAGTAGATGGTTCTGCATACTGGATGTCAGAGAATGGTTTCTTTAGATACACTGGTAAACTCGATTCACTAGCATGTTTAGTTGAAGATTATGTTTATGATGATATTAATACAGTTCCTAGACAGCATATTTATGCAGGACTGAATAATTTATTTGGTGAAGTGACTTGGTTCTATCCAGGAAGTGGTGCTGCATCTAACAATAGATCGGTTACATATAATTATATGGACTCAACACCAGAGAGACCTGTATGGACTACGAGCACGTTGGCAAGATCGACATGGTCTGATTCACATATATTTGGAAAACCACATGCAACAGAATACGACTCAAGTGCAACTAGTGATACAACCGTTGGTAATACGGATGGTGTTACTTATTATTATGAACATGAAACAGGAGTAAATCAAATTAAAGATGGTGCGGGTACTGCTATTGCTGCAAGTATAGAATCAGGTGATTTTGATATATCAAGAACACAGCAAGGTGGAGCAGATATTAGAGGAGATGGTGAATACATTATGAAAATTAGAAGAGTGCTTCCAGACTTTTTACAACAAACTGGAGATGCAAGAGTGACATTAAACTTAAAAAATTATCCAACAGATTCACAGGCGAGTTCATCATTAGGTCCTTTTACTACAACTACAAGTACAGATAAAATAGACACACGTGCCAGGGCTCGTGCTATATCTTTAAAAGTTGACAATACAAGTACCGGGCAACACTGGAAGCTTGGAACTTTTAGATTAGATATACAACCGGATGGGAGAAGGTAATGCCTTTTAAATCAGAAGCACAGAGACGATACTTATGGGCCAACGAACCTGATATCGCTAGAGACTGGACTGATGAATATGGAAGTAGAATTCAAAAAGAAAATGGTGGGATTATGAGATTGGGTTTTCAGAATGGAAATGATGTGGATGATGAAGAGCCATGGTGGTCGAAGGCATGGTCTGGAATAAATCAGTTTGGAATTACTCCTACGATGGCTTTAGCTAATAGGTATAATCCTTTAAGTCCCGATGCAGTAAATTTTAATCCAATGTTAGAAGGACAACGAGATCTGGCGTTAAGATCTATAGATCAAGGTGGTTTAGGACTTACCCAAGATTATATCGGAAGATTTACTGGAAGTGGTAATCCTGACGATCCTGATTACAATCCTTTACGAGGACAAAATTTAGTATCAATGTTTGGTACAAATGATTTAAAAGAAATGTTAAGAAAAAGATTAGCTTATTTCAGAGCGAAAAAGTATCAAAGTGAAACTAAAACTAAAAAAATGAACAAGATTCAAGAGATGCTTGAGCAAGCTAAAGCAGAGGAAATTAAAGATTACAAAGGAGATCCTGCAGGTCAGATAGGAACTGGAGCGTTCGCTACAATAGATCAAAGTGGAAAAACTTATGGACCATACAGCGATGCCCCTACACATCAACCTAGTAGTGTTAGTTTAGGAACAAGCAGACCTGCAGAAGGACAAACTTGGCACCCAGGAGTAGCAGAAGGTGGACTTATAGATTTTTATAAAAACGGAGGATTTAGTGGCTAGAATAGTACAATCCTTAACACAACCCCTTGAGAAATACGATCAACAGATTCAACAATCATTTGTTAGGGACGTTGATAGTGTGATACAAAAATTAAACACATCCTTTCAACAGGATTTAAAAGACGAGGCGGAAGCGGAAAGCTTCTTTATGGCATAATGGCTAATACATTCGTAAACAAAAAAGTAGATTTAACGAGTACGTCGGCTACTACATTGTACACTGTACCATCGGCTACAACAGCTGTTGTTAAATCTATACTCGTGTCCGAAGATTCAGGGAACGCGGATACAATAACAGTTACAATAACCGATACGGATAGCGCTGTTTTCAGTCTTTTTAACGTTAAAGCAATCTCGGCCAGTGGGACATCAGAATTATTATCAGCACCACTAGTCGTAGCAGAGAGCGAAATTATAAAAGTAACCGCAGCAACGGCAAATAGATTACACGTCGTATTGTCTGCGCTCGAAATTAAACCTAGGATCGTTACATCATAGGCTTGATTTCTATGTATAAACAAAGTAATATTATAAACCCAGGTGAAATTCCTGCTCTTAATAAATTAACAGAAAAATTATGGCTATAGATAGAACAGGAATATCATCACTAGACACGGGAGCATCGGACATTACCTACACAGGTAATCAAGGACCTAAATCTCCAGACCAACAATTAATGGCTTCTGCTGACCCTATGTTAGTAGAACAATATCAACAATACGTTTTTGAAATGGAAGAAATGGGAGTGGCACCAATGTCATTTAAAGAATTCGTTCAACAGATTATGTCAGAAGCAAACATGGCCGAAGGCGGAATCGCGAGGCTGGGATATAAAAAAGGCAAAAGAATAGGATTTTTTCATGGAGGTCAATTTGACGGTGGCGATTCAGCTGGTGGTCAAAGAGAAGAGTCTGGAAGATCACAAGCACTTCAAACAATAGCTGATGATCAAGTAGCAGCGGCACAAGCTCAAGCAGCGGAAGTAGCTGCGCAACGAGCAGCGCAAGCTAAAATAGAATCAATTCCAAACCTTACAGCAGAACAAGCAGCAGCAACGGACGCATGGCCCACAAGATTAACAGC